AGCGCTTGATTGCGCAGCAAACGCGATACGCGCGCCAGCGCCTTCAAATGATCGGCACCCGCGCCTTCGGGCGCGAGAAGCAGAAATACGAGATCGACGGGTTGGTCGTCCATCGCGTCGAAATCGACGGGGTGATCCAATTGCGCGAACAGACCGGTCATGCGTTCGATACCGGCCATACGACCGTGCGGAACAGCACTGCCCTGTCCCATGCCGGTCGAGCCTAGGCGCTCGCGTTCCGTCAGCGTTTCAAAAATCTTGCGCTCGGGCAAACCCGTGACCAAGGCTGCCTTCACCGACAATTCCTGCAACACCTGCTTCTTGTTCGCGGCCTTCAAATGAGAGAGCACCGCGTGAGGCGAGAGCAAATCGGCTATTTCCATGACACCCTAGATTTTATCGGGGCTTTCTCGCAGGATCCATAAGTACGGGCACAGCCTATTCGATATGGAGATTTCGAGATGAGCGAAACCCTCACGATTGCCCCCGCCGCCCCCGTCCAAGCAAGCACCTTCACTCAGCAGCAGCACGGGAACAAGACGATCACGCTCTGCATGATCGTCAAGAACGAGGCGCATGTCATCGAACGATGCCTCGCCTCCGTGCTTCCTGTGATCGACCATTGGGTCATCGTGGACACGGGTTCGACGGACGGCACCCAACAGAAGATCAAGGACTTCTTCGACCGCAACGGCATCGACGGCAAACTCCACGAGATTCCGTGGAAGGACTTCGGCTATAACCGCAGCGAGGCACTCCGACTCGCACAGGCGACCGACATCGACTACGCCTTGATGATCGACGCTGACGAAATCCTCGTCTTCGAGCAGGGCTTCGATCCCATCGCCTTCAAGAACAACCTGACCGCCGACCTCTACAATGTGTTCGCACACTTCGGTCAGACCCGTTACCACCGTCCCCAACTGACGAGCAACAAGAAGAAGTTCTACTACCGAGGCATCCTCCACGAGTATGTGGACTGCCACGATCCCATCGGAACCCGTGACTTCGCCCGTGGGTTTATGAACACTCCGATTCAGGACGGCGCACGGTCGAGCGATCCCGAGAAGTATCAGAAGGATGCGATCCGCTTCGAGGAAGCCCTTGCATCGGGCACCGTCGAGGAGAAGGACTTCAACCGCTACCACTTCTACCTCGCTCAGTCGTACCGTGACTCGCATCAATGGGATAAGGCTCTTGATGCGTACCTCAAGCGTGCTGACCTCGGCGGTTGGAACGAGGAGGTCTTCTACAGCCTCTATCAGGCGGGTCGCATCATGGAAATCCGTGAGAAGTCCGTGGACAACATCATTCAGGTCTACTTCAAGGCGTATCAGACCGCTCCTTGGCGAGCCGAGAGCCTGTGGGCTGCGGCTCGGCTCTGTCGTGCCTTCAGCCGATTCGACCAAGGCTACCGCTTCGCAAAGCAGGGTCTCAAGATCCGCTATCCCGAGGGTGGACTCTTCGTCGGTCAGGGCATCTACGATTGGGCGCTCCTCGACGAGTTCGCCATCGCCGCATATTGGACGGGAAACTACCGTGAGGCGAGGATGACGGCTGTACAGATTATCAATGACAAGAAGTTCCCCGAGGATCAGAAGGATCGCATTGAAGCGAACCTGAAGTTCTCGACGGAAGCCCTGCTCTCTGAGGGATGAGGGTCGCCGCTAAATAGTGGGAGTCGCCGCAGGAGGAACTACCACTAATGGCATATAGCGCAATCCCGATCTTCCCCTCCGACAGCAGCGCCGTAAGGGGCAGTAGGATAATGAAGACATGGACGGTGCCGCTTGGGCATCCGTTCTTGGTCGGTCATGCCGTGACCTACTCGGGAGGCGGGACGGGCTTCGCTCTCGGGAAGGCAGACAGCCTCGCATCAACACAGACGGTCGGGATCGTCGAGGAGCGAAGTGATCAATCCATCACGGTCGTTTATCAGGGCGATACCAACTTCTCGGGTTCAGTCCTCAGCATCGATGATGGAAATGTCGGTCTGACGGCGGGAACGGTCTACTACCTGTCCCCCAACAACTCGGGATACTTGACATCTGTTCGTCCCTCTGACGGTCTGTCCTTAGTGCAGCCTGTCATGGTTGCCACGGATACCAAGAAGGGCATCGTGATCAACTCGCTCTCACAGGCGAGTTCGTCTGCATCCGTGTTCAGCCCCGTGGGCACGATGCTTCCGTGGATGGGCGGCAAGTCCACCGTCCCCACGACATGGCGCATCTGTGACGGAGAGGCGGTTCGCAAGACCGCCGCCAATCCCTCCGACAATGCCAACTATTCCACCCTGTACGGCATCATCGGTGACAAGTACAGGGTGACGGGAATCGCCTCATCGACCACGGGACCGAGCGGCAACGCCTACCGTGACCTCATCATCTCGTTCTCAAGCGAGGGTCACGAGGACTACACGCCGACATCGGCGCATGGACTTGTGAGTGCGTATTCGAGCGACACCTACAAGGACTACAAGATCGGTTGGGGTGGAACGAACGACTATGCGGTGGCAAGCCTCACCGCAGCGTCCGCTGGTTCGGTCAGGTTCCAATTCCGCTCGGCGTATACTGGCACCTCGGTGGTCAACTTCCTCGGTGCGGCACCGAGCAGCATTGTCACGGTTCAATCGCTCTCCACAGGAGAAGTGTCGGGCTATACCTCGCAGCGTTTCTTCATCCCCGACATGCGTGGTCGCAGCGTGTTCGGCGTGGGGTACTCTTCGGGTCTTTCGGAACTCAACCGTGGTCAGGTCGGGGGCGACGACACGCATCTTCTCACCACCGACGAGATTCCCGACCACAACAACAAGTACTACGCCTCGCAGTCGGTCGGTAGCGGCGGTGGGGGAACCCGAACCACGATTGATGCGGGCACCCGAAGCACCGACAACTTCAGCACCCTTGATGCGGCGTACACCGCCGACAATGTGGCGATCAGCCTCATGCCGCCGTATGTTGCGGCGAATTGGATCATCCGCCACCGACAGTTCGAGGGAGTTGGCATCGAAGTCGGTCCACAGGGAGCGCAAGGTACAACGGGCAGCGGTGCAACGGGTGTCATGGGATCGACGGGTGCCACGGGTCGTAGCGTTCAGAACTTTGGTCTGTCGGGCAATCACCTCGTGGGCGAGTACATCTTCGCCAACGGAACCACGCAGGGCTTCATCGTGGGCATCGTCGTCGGAGGCACGGGCGGCAGTGGCAGCAATGGAGCCACGGGACCAACGGGACCGAAGCCCACGATCATCTTCAGCGGTCAGCCGACGATGGATCGGGTGTACTTCGCAGCCGCATCCAACTTCAAGGATGGCATCCTAGGGAACGAATCGGCGGGAATCCTCCCACCGTACAACCTGTCAACGGATGTGCTGTTTCCCACGGACTTCACCTACGGAATGTCGGTGCTGAGTGCCACGGGAATCGCACCCGAGGCGAAGGGTGCCTTCTACTTCCGTGATCCCGCCAACATCCCGAACGAGTATACCTACACCTACGGATCGACCGAGGCGAAGCCGAGCAATCCCAACGAGCCGATCACCCGTGACGGGGTGAACAACCTCTCCATCATCAACAACGGTGCGGAGGCTTTGGGAACCCCGCTTGCGATCATACTGACACCAGGCGTGTACACCATGGACAAGCCATGGTTCAACCACATCTCCCGTGATCTCTACATCGGTGCGAAAAACAACACGGTCGTGACGCAGACGGTCAAGGGAGTCACGATCCTTCCGTCCTACCTCTCCACGGGTGCGACGAGCGTCAGCGGCTTCGCCATGAGGTTCGACATCGGCACGGGTCAATCCGTGGTTGCCGCCACGGGATCGGCGGTCGTGGTCAAGCCACCCTTCACCATCATCAACGGGCTGACGGGTAACTTCGGTCTTTCGGCATCCATCGACGGGATGACTGCGGGTGTGGCGGGATTCTTCAACCGTATTGCAGGTGCGTATGTGGTGAGGGGTGTCAGCGGCAGCACGATGACCGTGGATGTCCGCAACGAGGGAGGTCTGACTTGGACTGCCTACCTCAACAATACCTATACAAATTATCTCCAAACCCTTGATGTCTACCGTGTGACCGTCCATACGACTTCTCAGGGAGGTGCGCTCTTCACAGACCGCACCTCCCGCACATTCGTCGGGGATTGGTCGATCCTTGGAACCGACATGGACGGCATCGCCCTTGTGAATGATGCGGGTGCCACGATCCTCAGCGATCCGAGCCTCTCGGGAACGAATCCGAACGGGTATTGGAGCAACGCCACCGCCATCCAGACGGACGGGGGCATCGTCCGTGCGAAGGGTTGTGCCATCATCGGTTACCCCGTGGCGGCTCACGCCTACAACGGCGGTTCGATCACCGTTGGGCATTGTGCAATCAGCAATTCCTACTACGGGTTCGCCATCGACAGCGGTGCGAATGGCAGGGTCGAGGGCACCGTCATCTCGCACACGGCGATTCCCGTCATTGCCGAGAACGCCACCAACCTGACGATGACTCACGATCTCGTGAATGGCGGAAAGACCGCCTTGGTCGGAAACAAGGGTTCGATTTGCGTCATCAACTCCAACCTTGAGGTCGGCAGCACCAACATCATCGGTGCGGGCATCTTTGCGGAAAATTCAAATGTCAAGGTTCGTCCATTCACCCGCATCCTCTCGACTCTCGACATGGGCAAGGGTGGTTTGCAGGAAGGTGTCGTCGATGCAGTCCTCTCGAACAGGTTCGCCATATTGGGCATCAACTCCAATGTGAGCAGTCCCGATATGTACGGCGTACCTAGCCTCACCGCCACCGATCCCGTCACCAACATCAGGACGACCAAGTTCGTGGGTCAAGGGACTATTCAAGGCATCAACAGCAAGATCATCGTCACATACGACAGGACGGCGTTCACCCCAATCGTGGACACCACACTAGGCGATGCCATCAAGGGGAACAACACGGCGATTCCGATTCAGTAATGTTCAAGCACTACGGGGACAGCATCTACCTCGACGGGTTGGAGATTCCCCTCTCCACCTTCATGTGGCTTGAGCCTTCGTACCAATACCCGAGCGACCTCGTGGTCATGTTCTACGACGGCAAGATGCGGAACTTCAGGACAAAGCACCGCTCTTGGACGATCAACGAGACTTGGGCGGAAGGCGACCGCTACCTGTCGAGGATCGCAGAGTTCTCCCGACTTCTTGATGCCGAGAGGGTGGAGGACATCGCAGTAGCGGCGGCGGTGGAGAAAGCAAAGTCCGAGGCTAAATACCCCATGAAGGGGGAAAAGCCGAATGTCGAGTTGCACAAGCGGAGTGATCTCAACGAGGGCGGAACTGAGGGAGTACGCCCTAAGGGGAAACGGTCATCCTGTAGTCGAGATAAACATAGCGGATGAGCAACTTGAGGACCGCATCAACGATGCCCTCCAGTTCTTCTCGGAGTATCACTTCGACGGCGTTGAGAAGGTCTACCTGAAGTACAAGTTGTCACAGACCGACATCAACAACGGGTACATCTCGTTCATGGCGGACAATACGGTGGCGCAGAACGCCGATGGGTCGGGCTTTCAAGATGCCGAGGCTATTCAGACGAGCGTCGATCCCGACTGCCCCGAGAATGTCCTGCTTCAGAACCTCATCGTCAGCGTCACCCGAATCTTCCCGTTCACGCAGCAGACGGCGGGAATGTTCGATATCCGCTACCAGTACGCCCTGAACGACCTCTACACCTTCGGCACCATCGATCTCGTTCAGTACGACCTGACTCAGCAGTACCTTCAGTTGCTCCGACAGTTCCTCTCCCCCGACAAGAGCATCCGCTTCAACAGGGTCGCCAACAGGCTGTACCTCGACAGCGACAAGAGGCAGATGAATGCAGGGATGTACCTCATCATCGAAGCCTACCGCATCCTTGACCCGAGGGTGTATCCCGAGGTGTACAACGACCGTCTGCTCAAGAAGTACTGCGTTGCCCTTGTCAGGTGGCAATGGGGCGTGAACCTGTCCAAGTACAGCGGGATCAAGTTGCCTGGAGACATCATGCTCGACGGACAGTCGATGATGAAGGACTCATGGCAGCATAAGGAAGAGATCGAAAAAGAGATCATCCTCAAGGGCGAGTTGCCCGTTGACTTCATCATGGGCTGAAAGGAAACATGGCTCTCAACCCGTACATAAGGGTCAACAGCAAGACCTACATCCCCGAGCAGAACCTCGTCGAGGAACTGACCGTCGAGGCAATCAAGATCTACGGACACGAGATGTACTACATCCCGAGGAGCATGGTCACCAAAGACGATCTCTTCGGGGAGTCGAGGTACTCACGCTTCACCGCATTCAAGATGATTGAGATGTATATGGATACTACTACAGCATTTGAAGGTGGGGATACTTTTACTAAATTTGGTTTTGAGATTCGGGACAGTGTGAAGTTTACTGTTTCTCGAAAACGATTTGAAAGAGAAACTGGTCAAAAACGACCAATGGAAGGTGATTTACTCTACCATCCATTGAATCGTGGGTTATTTGAAATTAAGTTTGTTGAGCATGAAAATCCTTTTTATCAATTAGGAAAAT